CAGGCTTTTTTCTATATTCGTTGTATACGCATTAAGAACCTCTGGTCTTGTTTCGTATGCGAAAAAGTAAGGCTTCCAGAGATTTGTCTTAGTTCTGGTCGAAGTCCAATCTGGAATCCAACCACGAACTTGATTGCCTTTTGAGTCCGTAGTCATCGCTTCATTTGGAGGAAATGTCTTTAATCCATCTTTATAGAATTCAGTAGCAATATAAAGAGTTTCATTGTAATTTACAATGTCTCCAGTATTATAAGAGCCTCCCGATTTCCAGTCATCAGCCATTTAATTAAAGAATATTCCAATACCAAACAGATGTATTAGCACCAGCCTTAAGCCTGTTAACAACCATATTACCCCCGTTCAATGGAGTTATAGCCGCATAAACAGGATTTGCTTTAGTGTTAATAACAACAGAACCAAGCGGAAAATATCCAACAGTATCTGTGCTTTGTAGGTTTGTTGTACTAAAGATTATTGAAACATCGGACGGGAAGAATTGTCCTGCAGTTCTTGTAACTTGAAGCAGAATATAGCCGTTTTGGGTCAAAGTAATGGTTGGAGTTGGACTTGCATCAATATATGCACCATTTATTTTTGGTACAATACCATTTACAGTTCCAGCCGTAATAGAGGCTATATTTTGATTCTTTACAGTAAAAGATTGCGGAGTTAAGGGAGATATTTCAACGCTATAAGTATCTGGTTGGTCAAATTCAAGAGTTGTTCCATTTGAACTCTGTTTAACACGATAGCCAACTCCTGAGCGAATTGTTACCTTGTCGACGACATTGGCTATTTGATTGATTGGGTTAGCCGTCAATGGCTGACCCGTATGAATCTTTGGTAGTCCAATATTGTAAGGATTTCTACCTGTCGTGCCAAGGGCACGACCATTGGAATCTCTTGATGGCATATATTATACTGCTGGCATTTGGTCGTACATGTACTTGTTTACAGGTTTACCAAGTGTTGATAGAATAAGGTCAGCCTCTACTTTATATAAATGTCCAAATTGACTTACTGAAAGACCATTAACAAGCCAATTTAATCCTGAACCTGAATAGTTCAGGAAGGTTGGACAATACGGAGGTTGGTCTAACCAACTTCCAAGTTTAAATCCACCCCATGTCGCCGCATTGTCGGTGTAGAAATTAATTTTTAGATTTCCTGTTGGCACTACAAATTGTTCAACCCCTGGGACTTCTGGATGTGCAACACCGAAAGATTTAAACTCACCATTACTGGGATTTAATGTAATCGCATAGTGGTTAATGCCAGCAGGGTCGACCTTTTCTAATGAAGACCATCCTGCCTGATTGCACCATCTTTCAAACTCTGGGTGGAATTTAATGGATGTGTCTTGAGTGGCACCAGACAATGACCAATCTGGGTCAGTTATGCTTCCTGACTTAATTCCGACATATTTAGCCTCACAATACCCAATTCCGTCTCTACTAATTGTTATATCGCTTTGGTAGCATTGAAGTCTTGCATCATAAGGATGAACTGTTCCCATTACGGGAAGATTATCATAGTCTCCTTGACCATTCTTTGAATTAAAGAATATCTTAGCAGTGCCTTCAAGTAACAACCTTCCATTATCACTCATCGTCCAATCTGGTTGTGGCAGATTAGACGACGTTGTGCCGTGCACAATAAAGTTACCGCTTGTAGTTGCTTTTATTTGATATTGGCTTTGTAAATCTGGCATAAATTATTGACCCATACCACTTGGGGCTCCGAAGACAGATGTTATAATTTGCTTGGTTCCAGAATCGAGACCTTTAAATGCGGATGTATGCTCTGCAATAGACTTAAGGTATACAACACCTTCTTCTTGAAGGTTAATCAGGGTTCCAAATGAATCTTGGATAACGCCACCACCAAGACCTTTCTTGGCTCCTTCGCTTGCAGTGAAACCAATGTTTCTGTTCATTAATTCCCCAAGTAAAGCATATCCCTTGACAGACTGATTCTCAAACTTAATCCTTGCTTCGTTGGCTCGTTTATCATAGCCATTTTCACCAAGGTGCTTTTGTCTTTCAGCCTCTACATTCTTCCATTCCTTTTCATAGTCATGCAGTAGTTTTACTTGGTCATAAAACTCCTCAAGTTTAATCTCATCATCAGAAGCACCATTCTTCTTCATGATATCTCGCTTCATCTTTTGGAATTCGTTTTCGTTCTTTTGCTTAGATTTGAAGTTAGCCTGTTCAATTTCTCTATCTTCACGTTCCCGTTCAAGTCTTAACTTCTTTTCAAGACGACCAGATTCATCTGTCAATTCCTTAATTTTCTGATTAAGTAGTAACTCTTTTTCTTTTCTTTCAATAGTTTTATCATTAAAAGTTGCAAGTTCTTCTTGCAACTCAACTAAGTCATCATACATTGATGCAAGTTTCTTGTGGTCTTCAAGTTCAGCCTCCATGCCTTTCCTGTCACCCCATTTTTCTTTAAATTCTTTCTTATAGTCTTCAAGTTGTTCCTTGGGTGTTTTAATCTTTTCAGTTCCCTCTGTGGTATTACCCATAGTGGTTACGGCAAGTCTTCGTTTATTCTCTTCAAGTTCTTGTTGAGCATCTTTATAATGCTCGGAAGCGGCTTGGATTTTAGCATCCAACATATTGAGTTCTTGTTGCTCTAATTCAGAAAGTTCATCTTTGGATTTTTTTGATAAATAAAACTTTCTTTTATGATACTCCTCAAGCAGTCCCTTTTGTTCATCCATTGCTTTCTGTGCTTCCTCAATATTTTCTTTATATTCTTTAGCAGCATCACCAGAAGCATGTAATCCGAATGTTACACCAGCAGATTGACTTGCAATTAATGCTGAATCATAATTATGACCCATTTTTGTATTAAACTCATCATTAGTATTACTAACACGCTCTGAAGCGTTCTTGATAATGCTACTATAATCTTTATTTCTTTTTTCTATTCTTTTGTCGACTTCTGCGTTTAATTTAGATGCACTTGCTGGATTAAAAAGCCAATTCATAGCCTTTTCTCCATAATCACCAAGGTTAGCCAATTTTCCAATCAAAATTTGAATAACACCGATAATACCAAGAATTCCGTTCCATGCTTGTTTAATAACCCAAACCACAACATCAAACATTGATTTGAGCAAATTGAAAATAAGACTTATCAATGGAACGATTGGCTCCATTGAGTTCTTGAAATCTTCCCAAAACTCGTTCATTTGAATCCCGGCCTCTCTATTGCCCATCAATTCTTCTGAGGCGAGTTTACCAGTTTCTTTGAATTGCTCCTTAATTCTTTCAGTTGGTTCCTTCATTAAGGAAACAATCTGATTCCAAGCAGTACCAAAGATTTGTTGTCCAAAAGCATTTCTTGTTTCTTCGGACATTTGTGAAAGTCTTTCTTTTAAAATAAAGAATGCAGTTTCACCATTTGCTTGAAATTCTCTTATTTGGTCTTGAGAAAAACCCATAGCACGAAACACGTTGGCTTTCTCGCTGGTTTCGTTACGAGCCGCTTCTGAAAAAGTCTTTTCTAAACCCTTAAACGCTCTTGCGAGCGTACCGATTGGTACGCCAGCATATTCAGCCGCTTTTTTAAACTTCTGGAATTGTTCAACTGGAATGTCGAATCTTTCCGACATTGAAATGAATTGTTTTGCTTCTTGTGTTAATTCATGAAAAGCCTGTGTTGCTTTTTGTTCAAGAAAACCAAAAATCTTCTGAACTGTACCAGCCATAAGATTTCCTTTAGCAACTGTGGATACTGATGCGGATTCACACTTTGCTTTTAATGCTTCAATCTCAGCCTTGAGTTTATCAATCGTTTTTTGGACGCTATCAGCCTTGGCTGTAAATTCAATATTATATACAGTATTGGACATTTTATAAAACTTTTACATCCTTTCTTAGTTTGTTAGATTTGAGTTTATTAAACATTTCTTTTTCGTATGACTCCAGTTTTTTCTTTTCTTCCAATTCTTTATCTTCATCAGAAGTGCTAATTGTCTCAATTTTAGAACCCTCAAGACATGCGTAAGCAGTTAAATACCAAACAACTCTACTAAATGGCATGTTTAATGCTTGCTCTTCCGTGAAATTTAATTTAGCCATTAAACCAACAATAAGTAAAGCCTCTTTGGGGAATTTTTCTTTGTTATCTACATTTATTTCATCATTGTTTTCTTTTACCCAAACCTTGGGTACTGACATTGATTCAGTCATGTAGTTTTTAAATTCAAGTGCTACTTGAAGTTGATAATAAATATCATTATATATTTTGCTGAATTTAATTTTCTCCCAAAATCCAATCTTACTAATGTTTTCAACAGACTTAGAAGAACATACCTTGATTGCAATAACTAAATCACTTGAATCAGGCTCACGTGCCCCCGTAACCAATGGAGATTCGATGGCTTGCAAAGTGATTAAGTGACGCAAACAGAAGGCATCCAAAAAAAAGCCCCCAACTTTAAATTTTTGGGGGGCTAAGAATGCCGTTAGGAAACGATTGTCCATGACGGCTGTTATTATATTACTTAACCCAAGTTGGGTGCAATATCTGAAACACCTTCGTATGATGTTGCTTTAATGTCCAACTTGGTGAATTCTTTAGCACCAGCAGACATAGAGATATCATCAATAACGGCGTTGTCGCCGTTACAACTCAGGATTGCACCAACTGTGGCGATACTCGACGCAGAGGATTTAATGCGTCCAGAAATCGAGATTTCGACACGGGCATCAGACATACGCACACCTTCTACAACCCCGTATTGACCAACAATTTCTTCCTTGTTGGCATACTTGGCTGAGCGTGAATATGAGTCTACGAGTAAGCCAGTAATCGTGATACCATCAACGCCATACTTAAGGATGGTACCATGAGTTACGGGGGTAGTCGTTGTACCGCCAGTAATAGCCCCAATTTGAGGGGGGTTTGTGGTAAAGTTCTGTGACATAAGTTATTATTTCTTAACGTCAGCAACTACGGCATTGACTTTGCTTTGAGCAGAAGCGATGCCCGAGTTGATTTTATTGGCATTGTTGCGGAAAACGAGGGCACCAGCAACAAAACCAATTAAAGCACCAGCAAGGAATGATAATACGATAGTCATCTTAGCATTTGATGACTGTCAACTAACTTCCTTGGGGGTCTGGAGTAAGGTCTGGGGCATAGTTAACCACTGCCGTAAATGCCAAAATTGTGCCCATTTTTCTATCGGCATTCTCTTCCATGATGCCATCCGAATGGATGGCATACAAATATAAACCTTGAATTACTGACTGCATTCTGGTAGCGGGGTCTCTCATAATCCCGATAATCGACTGAACTACGTTGTTATGCTGGTCAACTGTTTGCTTATCAACATTACTAAAGATAACAATATTAAAAGGCACGTTATAATTGCCCGTATAGTCACCAATGTCGTAAGCAGGGGTTGCATCCCCTGCGACAAGAATAATGGCAGGAAGGGGTCTTTCCGCTTGTCTAAGGGACTCTACAACTTGGTAATCAGACCCCTGAAAGGATGGTTCAATGCGAACCTTCATATTATACTCAACTGCTCGTCTAATGCTCATTATATACTATAATCGGGTTCTGTAAATATGTGCACAATGTCAATGGCACATTTTGCTATAATATTTGCCCTTAATACAAGTTTACGACGGACTCCATCTGTATACATCCAACCGCCAAAGTTGGCAAATTCGTTTTCAATGTTAATCTGCATACCCCCACGGGAGACTTTGGCTACCCCAATACCTTTATGGTACATCCAAGTTGGAAGTCTTTGTTTTGTGTACTTATCTGGCTTTCTGCCCAGTTTGAGGGCACAAATAAGCCAACCACCAGCCATCCAGCCGACTTTGACTTGGTTGTTGGCGTTAGCCAACGACCTTACTGTTTCAATGTTTCTAACGTATATCGGTTGTTTATCTTCCTTTTTCCGCCATTCGTGAAGAACCCCGAGCGTAGCATTGTCAACCACTTGTGTATTATACTCTGGCTGAACTTTACTGCTCTTCCAGAACATGTGGAATAACTCATCCCAACGACCTTCCCTTAACCATTTACTATATCTCTTGTTTTGAAGGTTAACATCTTTCTTCAAATAAGCCCGTACAGATTCTTGGTCGTTATTCAGAATCCAAAAAGCCAGTGGCTTGCTTGTAATCGGTTTAAAGGCACTTTCTACTGTAGCCTGATAGTTGCTAAGCCCACGGGCAAATGCGGCGGTTGTACCGCCATCTATGTATCTTCCTTTGGGCATGGGAAGGGAGGTCTCAATCATGTCATAACATGTACCAACCGCATTTTCCCTTAACACTCTTTTTATATTTTCTTTAAAAACCTCATTCTTCCTTAAAAGTTTTTGGTTTTCAAAACTAGCATTTACAATTCTAATGTTTATATCCATAGAACCTTTTATTGATTGGTGCTAATCACATAAACATCAAACCAAGGAGATGGCATACGATTCTTAACTTGTCGAACGGTAAACTCCCTGCTATAAATAATCATAGACTCACCATCTACAGGAAGATTGGTATAAAGGGGTGAGTCTTTTGTTATCAAAAGACGAACCCTGAAGGACGCACCATAAATAAAGCCACCATCCCCAATGCTCTCTGATACTGGGTTATTATCAAGGAGAGCCAGCATCTTCTGCCCTCTAAACTGGATTTCTCTTCCGAGTTCAGGTAAGATTTTTAAACCATCTTTGGCTATTTCATCCCACAAATTAGACATAAAAAAAGGGTGGCTTTACGCCACCCCTTGATTACTGTCCACCATGATTAACTAACAAACTTATCAGTTTGGTCTCTTGATAGTTGAGACTTACAGAATTTAGTGGCAATCGGATGCTGGAAGAGATATGCTTCCTTGCCATTTTCACGAATTTTGTTAAATTCGTCAATGCACTTTTGTGCATCTTCCTTGGGGTACACTTTACCGCCAAGTTTGCCGTTATCGTCTACTGTAATAATAAATGAGAATTTCTTAGACATAAGAATGTCTATCCATTATAACACAATAAACGGCTTTGTCAAGCCGATTACGACGCTGGCTGAGGTTGGCTATCGTTTCTATGGAAATGCGTGGGAATCGGCTGTTCGTATAAGAAAGCACGATTACCAGAGTTAATAGCCGATATATAAGCCGCTTTTGCCAACTGAGCAGTCTTGTACGCCGTAGCGGTGTGAGTAGTTACGCCACCAGAAGTAGTATCAACGATAACAATCGAATATTGCGGAGATGCCATAGTATTTTATATAATGTGAGTTTTGTCAACTAACCTTTAAGGAGGTAAATAAAAAGCCCCCTTTCGGGGGCTTCGTGTTTGAACTCTGGCTTCGGATTACGAAGCGAGGATTCGGGCGAGGGTGTTCGTCGAGCCGATTTGCACCCCATAAAGGATGCTCATTGACATGAGTTGCTGACCGAGAACGCCGTCATACCATTCACGAACTTGGATGGACAGACCAGACTTTTCATCAGTAGCAGTAGCGACATTACCATACCAGCCTTGAGGAACGGCAGGTAAACGAGCCGCAATGATAATCGACTCAGGATTTGCAGCGATACCCATTAAATTAGCATCTAAACCAGAGAATTGAGGGTCGGGTGTGCTTGTGCCGTAAATCGTAGTCGTGCTATTGGGCAAACCAGAATATTGGTTTACTTCAAAGCCGTGAATACGGGGCAGTAAGTTTTCCGTCAGAGGAGCATTGGTACCCGAAGCGTATTGGGCTTGGATAGCATTGTCCTTGGCGAGGTTCGTGTACATAGCAGGGCGTGTAATTAACACACGATTGCCTTGAGGCACGTTTAAGTCTGTGAGGTATTGCGAAATACCAGCAACAGCGTCAGCGTCAAATGCGGCGATTGAGCCGTTGTAAGCCGCATTTGGGAAGTTTGAAGGAGTGCAAAGGGCGAAGATAGAATCGAGAACAGCCTTCGATACAGCCCAAGCGGCTGGACGCATGAACGTTCTGCGAAGAACGTCATAACCGCCCTTGGCAACTTCACCATCATTGAAGCCCATCACGAAGCCCTTATGCTGAGTAAGGGTCACAGTGCGAGCCGTCGAAACAACGCCAGAAGGAGTGTAGCCGTTAGCACCAATATCGGTCGCAGTTACTTGCGAGGCGATACGAGTTGTGACGGATTCGCCTTTTACAGCAATATCACCACCGAAATTGGTTGAAAACTTCGAGATGAGGGGGAACTCAGACAAAAGAGTCGTCAAAGAATCTTGAGCGATGAGTTGAAGATTAATACCAGATAATACGTTAGACATGTAATTTCAGAGTTACGAGACTTGTACACTGTCAACCATTTCTGGAAAACTAAACAAAAAAAGAACCCAACCACTTGGCTGGGTTCTATCTTTAAACTGTGACTTTTTTACTTACTTTTACGACCTTTGGGTGCTTTTGGAAGGAATTTCTTGGGTACATCAGGACCCAATTTTGTTGGGGCTCTTCCACCAAAACCTCTTGATGAAACATTGCCTTCTTCATCAGTAACCTTAATCGTTCCTCTATTAATCTTTTCACCCGCTTTTGCTCTACCAACATTAGCAACCTGTTCGGCAGTACTTGGCTTAATATTAGCACCAAGTTTATTTATAACTTCCTCACGATTAGCCGCAGTTACTTTAGTTCTTGTTCCGTCTTGATTACGCACATAAGAACCATTGGGAATTAACTTGCCTGCTTCTGCAACAGAAAACTCACCTTCACGATTTTTTTCAGTAGCACCGAAAGGAAGATTTCGGTCTCTAATTTGACCATTTTCAAAATCTCTAATTTTCTTGTTATTAGACGCATGTCGCCTTGCGTCTTGAGCCTGAGAGAACCGACCCGTGCCTGTTAGGTAGAATGTTCGTGCCATATTATTTTATAAGTTTTGTATTATAACACACTTTTGGTGTGTGTCAAGAGCCGTTCTTACGAACGGCTTTGACGAAGGAGGGCTGAGGCGTGACGCTCAATCTTAGCCTTGTTAGCCAAGTAGAACGCACGTTGTTCTTTACCAGAGAGGGCTTCAAATCTCTTGAAGGCATCCTCATCTGTAGATTCCTTGGCTTCGGGCTTATCAACGCCCATTGGGATGGCAGGGCTGGCTTGTTTAGCAACCACTTGGGCGACTTTCTTTTCGACCACAAGTTCTTGCTTTTCAAGACCATTAACCTTGTTCATCAGGGATTCAAACTTCTCATTGAGAGCCTTGAATTGGTTGATAGCATCTTCCTTAGCCTTGGTTTCGAGAGCCAATGCTTCTTGAATTGGGTCAACTTGAGCAGTCTTTTTTGCCGAATTCACTTGAGCAAACTTGGTTAAAGCGGCTTCAATCTTAGCATCTAAGATGCTGGCAATATCTTCCGTGCTGGCTTTCTTACCTTTTTTCTTTTCTTCATCATACTTTTCGTTGACTGGTTCGTCGACTTCTACGTCGCCATCTTCATCTTCTACGACCTTAGACACGCCCTTCTTTTGAGGCTTGCCAGTCTTGTTCATGGTAACGCCCTTTTCAACAGTGTTTAACTTTTCGTTAACACCGCCAATTTCATTGGCTTCGGCTTCGGCTTTCTTGCCCAAGACTTTCTTCTTGTGCTCGGCGGGTTCGCCTTCTTCTTTGTCGCCATCTAAGTCGACATGCACTTTTTCTTCTTGCTTTTCAAGTTCCTTTTCGTTTTCCTTGTCTTTCATCAAAGCCTTGGGAGCCTTGGGGCTGTTAATAACTTCTTCATCCGTTTCGGCAGGAAGTTTTTCGTGGGTGAGTTCAGCATCCGAAGGTTCACTCTTGGGAAGTTTATCAGGGTCAGTTTCGTTAGCCTTTGGCAACTTGGGTTTGTTGATAATTTCATTATCAGAACCATCACTGCCTTCGGCTTCGCCTTCGGCTTCATGGTCGCCAACTTGCTTCTTATATTTATTTTCTAAGTCAGAAAGTTTGCCATTCATGTGCTTGTGGAAGTCCTTGATGGACGCATCCATGTCAAGCATTTTCTTCATCGCTTCGCTAAGATGGTTTTCCATCTTGCACATGCGGTCAGTGTACGTGGCTTTCTCAGAAGCCAAGGCTTCAATCGTTTCAGAGAAGGCTTGGGTCTTGCTAAGGGTGGCTTCCAATAACTCTTTGAGTTGGACTTCGGGCGACTTATTATTTGACATAATATGAGGTAATAATTAAATTTGTCTTATTGTCAACCGAAAACTTATTCGGTTGGGTATAGCCGATTCAAGAAGTTACTTGGAATCGGCATAGAGGTAATGTTGCTAATAGTGGTTTTTTCACGCCATCCTTTGATTAAATCCTTGGCTTCAGACCATTCATAAACCAAATTAGTGACCAAATTACGCACTAAAGCGTCATTTCCATAGAAAGACTGACCTTCCATGTCCGAATCCTCCACAAACAGTCTCACCGACTTAACATCTCTTTTGAACCGCTTGTGTAATTCTTCGACTTCATCTTGAAGTCTGTTAAATTGAAGTTTAGATAATGCTGTATTTTCAACCCCAGCCGCTTTATATTCGCCAGATTTTATGATTACGTACTTAATTCCGTCTTCTTTATGCTTTTCCGAAGCATCTTTAGTAACCAAAAAGATGCCAATGGCACCAACCGAAGAAGATGGAGTGACGATAAAGTAAGCACACTGACTGGCTAACCAATAAGCCGCACTTCCACAGTCGTCCTCGCAATACGCAATCGTACGCTTGGGGTAGTTTCTAATCTTGCGAGCCAATTCCTCCAGCCCAGATGTAGAGCCACCGCCAGAATCAAATTTAAAAACAACTTCCTTGACATTGTCATTCTTTTTCCAAGTATCAAGGGTATCCGAAATAGTTTTAATGTCGCAACAGCCGAGCATTGACTCAATCTTGCTCAAGCCCTTGCCAATAACACCCTTAACAGGGATAATACCCATTCCGTCTTCGATATAAGGAGTTGTTGGCGTAGCCAACATACTCGCAAGATTATCATCTAAGTCTTCTTTATCCAAATCATCCCAAACGCCAGCATGCTTTCTGCGTCTACGGCTTTTGAAGTCATTTGGATTCTCGTACTTATCCGAATAAGCAGACAGATGATAAGCAATATCAGGGTTAGATAAAACAAGATTTACCTTGTCCATGAACGCTTTAAACTTCAACGGGTCAATAAGCATTGGCTTACCCGCTTGCATTTGATAGTTTAAATCGGTGAGAATCATAGATATGGTTGTTCTAAATTACGAGATAACCCCTCGTTTTGCTTTGGTAATTCGTCAACAGTGCCCTCATTATGCTGTAATGGGTCAATAGCCGTTCCAACATCGGGTTCTTCTGATTCTGGGATACTTTCATCAACCTTATCATGGATTTCATCCATACCCTTGGGTGCTTCAGGCTCTGGAGGAGCCATTGGATTACCATTGGCATCCTTGGGCATATTAGCCATATTGGGAGCCCCGCCCTGAGGTGGGAACTGGATAAGGTCTTCACGTTTTAAGCCAGTATCATTAGCAAGTTTTTCCAAGAACAAGAAGTTCTTGGCTCTCTTACGCATACTCTTCTCAAAACGATAGCCACGGGCTGCGAAATCGTCTTCAAGGGGCACTCTGCCCATGACAATATCTGCTCTATCATTAGCACCATCCTTAGCCGCATCAACAGTGACTGAGCGGGGGGTCATCCAATCAACCTTCCACCAATTCTTAGCATTGGCGATTTCTTTATGGTCAATTTTATGACCCAACCAGAACCTGAAATATGGGTTCAAAAAGCGATTAATTAAGACGCTTTGCCGTCTTTCAAAGTACTTGGATGCCATAGCAGTCACAAGACGAACGCTGGCTCCGCCAGCCTTCGTCGGGTCGACTAAAAACTCATAAGGAACCGACCCAAGCATCGCATCTCTGCGTAAGTGTTCGATAAAACCAGTAAAAGCACTTGAAGGTCTTGCTGGCTGGTAAGAAACTAAGTCTTCGTTGGGCTGTAGAACAGCCGTTACACCACCAAGAATGCGGTTATAAGCCCCAGTATCAGTCGTAGTGGTAGTAGATGCTACCCCGAGACCCACATCGCCCGTATCGGGCGTTGGGTCGTTAGTCTTAAGGATGCGGGAAACACGGCTATTGTCTTTGCAAGCCAATTTCTCCATCCCCAAGAGGTCGATTTCATCCCGCATGTTAACAATAGCATGCTGGTGAGGTGGGTAAGCCCGAGAAGCGGACGGATGCAGTGCATCATAGATGTGAAGTACCGATTTTGCCTCTACTTCAGTGTATTTTCCATCCGCATGGTGAACAAAATATGAAACGGGAGCACCATAATCATCATATTTAATGCCATCATTGATAGTAATGTCAGATGCATAAACATCTGGACTATAAACTCTATGACATTCTACCAGTTGAAACTTTGGTTTTCCGTCTTTTTCAGTTAAAAGAACGAAAATTTCACCATCTCTATCGAGGGCTTTACAAATCATGTACAGGCATTCGAGCATTGAAAACCTGTTTGTGACCTCAGGGTTTTCACATTCTTGCTCCCATTCCTGCTCTACAAGGGTTTGCCAGTCGAAATCACCACCATTTGCTTGTGGGTGAATGCCATCTGCAACCACATAATTGGCTGTAACAGTAATTAATTGCAAAAATAAACCATTATTCTTCTCCAACCAGCGGGAAAGACGAACCAACTCCTTCCGAACGGAAGAATTGAGTTCTGTGCGTAAATCTTGCGGGGGCGGAGCATCGACACGAGTTCTACTCGTGGAGTATCTTGCAGATTCCCACTGCCCTTGATACGCTTTGGGTCTTAAAATGTTAGAGATAGCCAATCTGGCTCTCTCGACAAGCCCCATTGGTCGGTTATTTGGTTGGTTCATCTATCGACGATTCTGTTATAATTAGTTACTAAGGCTCTAACTCTCCCGTTCAACCTTTGTTCTGCGTAATTTACTTCAATAAGCACATCGTCAGGCTTCATCGGGAAGTTTTTGGTAATTTGCGTAACGCCATCATTGTACGTCATGAGGGTCTTTCCCTCCATTAGAATGTCAACAGCAACCTTGCGCAACTGGTTGAGCATTTGTTGTGCTACAACAGGGTCTGGATTGATGTTTACAAAGATGCCTCTAGCAGAATAGCCTTGTGCCATACTGCTTGGGCTATGTCAATACATCCAGAAAAGACTAACTTTTCTTCTGGATAGCCTTATTGACAGTATTCTCAATGTCCTTCCTGATTTGCTCAAGACGCTCAGGAGGAAGTTTAATAGTAGTCTTAACCTTCTTGTCGAACTCGGTCTTAACTACATGGAGTTTATTGTCTTTATCTTTTTTAACGTTCATGTTTTATATAATAATGTATATTACGCCTGTGTCAATCTTCTTTTACAAAATCTTCGTATTCTTTTCTGGGGTAGAATTTGTAATCAAAACCATGAGCCTTGGCAAATTTGGTTAAAATAGCATTTGACTTTCTCCATGCAATCTTATCCCAGTCTCTGGCGGAGAGTTGCAAGTTGCTCCGTTGGAATATAGACATATTATGCATCATGGCATGGTACTCAGCCTCATATCTATTGGCATCCTGCTGGCTATATTTGGGGGTACCCTTGGTGGAGGTCAAAACATAAGTCCCCTTAACCCCAGTCACCATTGTAGTTTTATATCCCTGACTCTTGTGGCACATGAAGTCTGCACCAGATAAAATACCACCCCCGTTGGGGTGGTTATGAAGAGAGAAGCCACCAACCATTACGCTCGCTGGAAGGCGAGCGATAATAGTATCCTTATCCCCTGAGAAATTACCCCAGAATCTTCCGTACTTATCATAATAACTTCCAAACTCAATTTCTGCATTATGAGATGATTGGATTCTGTTTTCAATGTTAAACTTAAACTTCGGGTCATTCATTTCATCTCTAATGATACCCTTCATCTCATCTCGATAAAGTCTAAGCGAATTTAATGCAAGAAACTCGTCGTTTGCACCATGGATATCACCAGCAAATCCTTTGTCAAGGATTTCTTTACATCTTTTTTTACCCAAAGTCCGTTCAAGTTCTTCACCCTTGTCAAGCCAGTCTTGCCAAAATGTGAAATCGGTATGACCCAAGTTATCTACAAAGACTTCCTTGTTCTGGGTACCTTTGATTTGTTTCTTCTGCCGTTCTGTCGGCTTTAAACCCTTCTTCCCGTTTTTCTTGTTGTAGGCTCTGCCCATAGTGCTTATTCTTCTTTTTTCTTAGTAAACTCGTTGATACGTTGTTCAACGTCTTTCTTGATTTGCTCAAGACGTTCACGGGGAAACTCAATAGTTGTCCTGATGTTCTTATCTAAAACAATTTTTTCTTTTTTTAGTTTTTCTTTTTCGTTTTCCATGGTTAGTCTTTTTCTTGGGTCATCTTGGGGAAGTCTTCATACTCTTTAGTTGGTTTGAACTTATATGTCAAGCCAAATTGTCGAGCAAATCGTTTCATAAGGTCATTACCCTCCGCCCATTTAATGTTATCCCATGTTCTCTGAGGAACATCGGGTCTTAATGCCGAAGCCTCACGAACTTGTGCAAATCTCTTAAAGTACTCCTCTTGGTACTTGGCTACATCAACCTTATTATACTTTGGGGTTCCATGATACTCAATGGAATATACGCCTTTGTGACTTGTCACAATGGCGTTCTTTACGCCCCACCACTGGAAGGATTCATGGTCTTTAGCAGAAAAAACCGAGCCACTTGGGTGATTGTGCAAGAAAGTACCGCCAATCAACGTGCTGGGAGGCAGGATGGCTGTCACGTGGTTCTTATTACCAATAAAATTGCCCCAGAATCTGCCCTTGGCATCATAAGCAGTCCCAAACTCAATCTCGGCATTCCGAGACGATTCAATTCTCTTTTGGAGGTTAAATTTAAACTTGGGGTCATCTCGTTCATTTCTAATGATACCTTTTTGCTCATCTCTCCAGATTCGCAAGGTGTTTAATGCAAGAAATTCGTCATCTTCTACCCCATCTCGACCTGCAATACCAAGTTCCAAGATTTCTTTACACCGCTTGGCACCAAGTTCCTTTTCCAATTGCCGTCCAAACTTCAAATAATCTTCTTGAAGTTTAAATTCAGTATTACCAGCACCATCATGGAATGCTGATTTGTTTTCTTTGTTTTCTAAAGTCTTTTTTTGTCTTTCCGTGGGCTTTAATCCCTTCTTAGCATTCTTCTTGTCATAACTGCGTCCCATTGTTGTTATAAAATA